TCGACCGCCAGCTACCAGGTCGCATCGGCGGAGCGGCTGGTCTGGCTGGCTCCGTGGGTCGGCTCGGTGCCTGCGGCGTTCACGACCTACCGAGACCGAGCGCAGGAGACCCGCAACGGAGGCCTCGGTCTTGGCGGCGGCTACCCGATCGGCGCCGATGACACCTACGCACAGAACGGCGGCTACGATGCGAAGCAAGGCTGCATCGCACATGAGGCCACGGCTGGCGTTGTTACCTTCGGGCTGGCGACACATTCGCAGGTTGACCGCGTGGGCGTGGTCAACTGGGGCGTGGCCGTCGAGGGCTTCTACCTCTGAGGTGAGCGATGGATCCGTTTACTCTGCTGGCAGGCGGCGCGGCCATCGCTAAGGCTGGCGCTGGCATCGCACAGGGCGTGGGTACTGCTCGCGCTGCCAAGAAGATGATGTTGACTGACGCGGAGAAGCGCCAGCTCGCTGATCTCGAGGCGCGGCAGAGACAGGGCGAGCTCGGCCTGACCGAGCAGCAGCGAGGCGCGCTTGAAGCGCGGTTCCTGCAGGAGCAGGCTGGCGCGACCCGAGAGCTGCAGACACAGGGCCTGCAGCAGGCTGCCGCCCGCGCAGGCGGTGTCAGCGGTCGCGAGCTCTTCCTTCAGGAGCAGGCGCGCGCCGGCGCGCAGACGGGCATGCGGGTGCAGCAGGGCCAGGTGCTCGCAGAGGCCGAACGTGCCGCAGCAGAGGCTGAAGCGCAGCGCATCGACGCGATGCGGGCGCAGCAGAAGGCGGCCGAGGCTCAGCGAGCGCAGGGTATCGCTCAGGCTGTCAGTGGCGGCCTCGCTGGCGCAGCTGACGTCGGCATGCAGGCTGTGCAGATCAAGGAGCAGCGCGCCCAGGCTGAGGCTGCGCTGAAGGCACAGCAGTTCGCCGTCGACGAAGCGGTGCGTCGTCTGCAGGCTTCAGGCGGAATCACTGGGGGCGGCCTCATTCCGCCGGCCCCCCGGAGGTAGAACATGGCCCGACGCGAGGACTACTACGAGCGCTACGCTCGCCAGCTGGCTGCCGTGAACCGAGTCAAGCGGTTCGAGGCAGAGGTCGCGAACGAGCAGCAGAGGCTGACCTACCTCGACAGCCTGGTGCAGAACGAGCGCGCCAACCTCACGAGCCTGCAGCAGGTCTTCGCCGTCCCGCCGGTCGACCTGGCTGCGGTGCAAGCTGTGCTGCAGCAGGTCGGTGATGCGGCCGCGCAGCGCGCTGGCGTCGCTGCAGGTAGCCGAGCAGCCCGCGTGGAGGCGACCACGCTGAGCAAGGACGAGCGTGCGGCCATCATGGCTGGGGCCAGCGTCAAGGGCGACGCCCCAGGCATCCTGCGGCGCGCGACCGCGCTGATCTCTCCGACCATGACTCCGGAGAAGGCGACGGCCATCGCCTCGTTCGCGGCGAGTCAGGCGCAGAAGTTCCAGGGCCCTGGGCAGGACCTGGGAGCCATCCAGGCCAACCTGCAGCGTGCGGCTGCCTCAGCCAAGGGGAAGGTCCCGACCGGTGCGGGCGCCGACATGGCTGCACAGGCGGCCGCAAGCCGAGCCCTCGAGCAGTTCGCGTTCGCCGGGCCGTCCGGTGTGCGAGGCGGCTACGGAGGCCTGGCCATCGTCGAACGCCGAGCGCAGACCGCGGACGAGCTCGAGCGCTCTGGCGACAAGGCTGCAGCCGACAAGCTGCGGGCCAGCGGCTTCGCGACCCAGGAAGACGCGCTGCAGGCTGCGCTCGAGGTCGCTCGCACGACCGGGGACGTCAGCCAGGCCGACCCCTACGCGCGCGACATCTACATCGAGGCCCGCAACAAGCAGGCCTACCGCAACGACCAGCGGGCCGACTTCGAAGAGGAGATCTTGGCCAGCCGCAAGCGCATCGCACAGCTCGAGGCTGAGCGGGGCGCGCTGGACGCGGCCTATGACGACCCTGCCCTCGAGGTGCTGCGGAGGGAGCTCGAGGCGCAGGGCTACAAGGTCGAGCGCAAGGGCAGCGCCGACGAGTGGAAGAACCGCTACCTGCAGTACCAGAACACGCCGCTCTACGACACGCTGCTCAAGGCAGACCGACTGGTCGAGGGCGCTCGCACGAACGCGCGACCGCTGGCGCCTGCGACGACGGCGCAGACCAAGGCCATCAACCTCGCTCGAGCCTTTGACCAGGCAGGCACCACCTACGACATTGACGTGCTGCGAGAGCAGCTCGTCAAGGACAAGAGCCTGAGCGCTGCGAGCATCGACGATGCGCTGGCGTTCCTTGTCGCATACCGGGAGCTCGGCGGCGAGAAGCAGGACCCAGTCAAGCTCGAGGCGGACGCGCAGGCAGCGCAGGCGGCGAAGCAGACTGACGCGCAGAAGGCCGAAGCTGCGAAGGCCCGCATGGCTGGCCTGCAGGCACAGAAGGCGGAGCTCGAGGCGAAGAAGGCAGCGGTCAACGCGGCGCCGCCCCAGCCGACGAAGCCTGCCGAGCTGCCTGCAGCGCTCGTGGCTGGCCTAGGAGCGCTCCCAGGCGCCCCTGGGGAGGAAGAGGCGCTGGTGTTCGGCGGAGGCGTTGTAGCGCCACAGCGCGAGGCAGACCCGACCAACCCGGCCTACGCGTACCAGCCTCGACCCGAAGGGGGCTTCGATGTCTTCTTCAAGGGAGCCCCGTCCGGCGTGGCCAAGGCAGGCACGCGGGCTGCGCAGAGCATCGAGCAGGTGCTGGGAGGAGGGCGCGCCCTCCCCCCCCCGGCGCCTAAGCCTCGACCTGTGCCTGCGCAGCCTGCAGCGGCTCCTGCAGCTCCTCGTGCGGCTGCTCCTGCGAACCCGCCAGCGGCTGGCGCGGCGTCGGCGCCTGCGGCTTCGGCGGCGCCGGTGAAGCCAGTGTTCGAGACGACTGAGCAGCGGCTCAAGCGGCTGCTTGAGGCGTCCCGCTGATGGCCACGCAAGCCGAGATGCTCGATGCCGCCGAGCGACTCATCGCCAAGGGCCGGAAGGACGAGGCGCGCGAGCTGCTCGAGCTTGTGCAGCAGATGGAGCCGTCGCTGGCGCTCACTCCGCAGCCCGCGCCCTTTCCTGCGTTCGCACCGACCAGCGAGGTGCAGCGTCGTGTCGAACAGGCGGCGCGCGAGACCGCGCAGGCGCAGATCGAGGCGCGGGGACCCTTCATCGTCGGTGACCCGCTCAGGCAGGAGCAAGAAGCCGAGCGGCGTGCGCGCGCGGAGCTCGAGCGGCAACGCGGGCGACTCGTCGTCGCTGGTGAGGCCCGCCCGCTTGAGCCTGGGACCAGCGCGCCCTTCAGCCGAGCATCACGCGTGGTCGAGGCGCCTGGCGTCTTGCTGGAGCCAGTCGAGGGCACCGGCGTACTGGCACCAGACGAGCTGGCGCGGCGCGAAGCTGAGGCCCGCGTACCCGTCGAGGGGCTACCGGCGCCACTGGACCTGGAGGCGCTCGAGGCGCCCGAGCTGACGCGCTTCTACCGCGACCCTGCCACGGGCAAGCTGCGCAGACCGACCGTTCGTGAAGAGCTCGGCGAGGCCTTTCAGCTTCAGACCGAGGTCAGCGAAGAGCGCTTCCGCGAAGAAGAGCGCGTGCGAGGCGAACAGCAGCGCGAGATCGACCGGCGCCTCGAGGCCGGTGAAGACGTGCCTGTCTTCGAGCGCTACGTCGGGCCCTTGATCAGCGGCGTGCTGACCAAGGAGCAACAAGGTGCTGGCGTGGTCGAGACTCCGCTGGGTGCTGCGCTGCGCTCTGCCCTCGGATGGGTCTCCGTGGCCGCTGCGGAAGGCTACTTCCGGGGCCTCGGCTACGAGGTCGACGAGCGCGGGCTGCCACGCAACGCCGAGGACCTGGGCTACGAGCTGGCGAAGCTGCGTGAGCGCGCTGGGCTGCCTGAGGTGATCTTCCCGACGCAGGCTCTTGAGCAGGCCGTCACCAGCTACGCGGACGCGCTCGGCGCCGGTCCTGAGACTCGCACCACGATCACCAACGCGCTGGCTGCGCTCCCGCAGCTGGCGGTCCCGTTGCCTGGCGTGGCCACCCAGCGACAGACTCGCAAGGTGACGACGTTCGACCCTGAAGGTCGACGTCGGGTCACCGACGTCGAGGCTCCAGACCCGCTCGAGCAGCCCAAGGCGTTCCTGGAGTTCGAGGCGCGGCGCCTGACTGAGAACCTCGCCAAGGGGCGGACCCTCGGCGATGAATGGGCGGACACACCGGCGGTGCGGGACTACTACGCGCAGGTCACCGGAGATCCGGACGCAGCGTTCATCGCAGGCCTGGTGCCGGAGGTCATCCTTCCAGCGGGCCCCGAGGTGCTGCTGGGCATCGGCTACGTCGCTGACGTGGCGCGCTCGTTCGCGCGCGCCGAGCGCATGGCGGAGGTCAAGGCGGCGCAGGCGGCGGCGCAGGCTGCAGCGCGGAGTCGCGACTTCGTCCGAGGCCTCAGCGAGGCCAGTCCGGCCCGCGCTCGGCTGCCTGAGCTCGAGGCCCGAGCTGCGCAGCTCGAGGCTCGTGCGCTGGAGGCTGCTGACCAAGCAGCAGCCAACGTGAGTCCTGCAGTCGTCCAGGCTGTCGCACGCAAGGCGGCGCGCCTGGCTGTGGTCGATGAAGCGAAGCAGCAGGCCTTCATCGACAAGCTCGATGCAGTCAACTTCCCGAGCGACATCGCTCGGGTAGCCGACGAGGCAGGCCTGTCCGAGGCGGACAAGGCACGCGTCGTGTCGTTGACCAGCCAGAACACGCCGAGCGACTACGTTCTGATCAGCGACTCCATCGGTGTGCCTCGAGCGCTGGCAACCGAGGCGTCACAGCGGCTGGCGGCCCATCGTCGGGCCACGTTCGTGCGCACGCCAGACGAGGTGGCCGCTGCGCTGCGGGCTGAGGCTGCGCAGGCTTCGGGTCCCGTCCAGGCGAAGCTCTTTGAGCTCGCTGCGCGTGCGCCGGCGGATGTAGACGCGATCCGCAAGGAGGCCACGCTGGCCCTGAGAGAGTCGGCCCGTGCTCGAGGCCTGAGCGCCGACGAGGCGACCGTCTTCGCGCGCAGCTTCGACCAGCGCCCACCAGGTGAAGCGCTGCCTGAGCTCGCTCGCTACGCGACCTGGAGCGAGGTGCCTGCGGCTGCTCGGCGACAGGCGCAGGCAGCGTGGGAGGTGAAGTTCCTCGACCAGCTCGGGCCCATGGCGCGCCGCGCCGCAGACCTGACGCGGGCGAAAGTGTGGTTCGATGGCACGGAGTCAGTCTTCAATGGCCTGGCCGCGCGCAAGGCGCGCGCCCTGGCCCCGTTCGTCCCGCTGGACCGGGGCACCTTGGCGGCGGCGCGCGCCGCACGGGAGATCCAGGCCAAGGGCATCTCGAGCCTGCGGGAGCTGAAGGGCAAGCTCACCGAGGCCACGAAGCGCACTGGGAGCGTGGATGGAGCGCTGGACGAGCTCATGGCGGCCGAGCTGACGCGCTCCGCTGCAGCGCGGACTCCGGCACCGCAGGCCTGGGAGGCGCTGTTCGAGGCCTTCTACGGCGCCCGCAAGGACGCAGCCAAGGAGCGCGCCGCGCAGATCGTGAACCTCGAGCAGTACCCGACCGTCGCACAGGTCCGCGCTCTCGACAGGCTGCTCGAGACGCAGGGCATCGTCACGGGCAAGGCGCCGGACGTCCGCGCGGGCTTCTTGAAGGTCATCCACGAGCAGGGGCTGAAGAAAGCGCTGAGCGCCGAGGCTCGCGACATCTACGCAGCTCAGGCGGCGATCGATCTGGCACCGGGCCAGACGCTCCAGGACATCGTCCAGCGGTTCCCGCAGCCTGGCGCTGTGCGAACGCTGCCTGTGCCGGACTTGACGACTGCAACGCCATCGACCCGCATCGCACTGGTGGACCCGACCGCTGGCGAGGTCGAGCGGGTTCTGTCTGAAGGCGTAGCGGATGGCCTCTTCACGGCGATCGACAGCGTCCCAGTGCGCGCTCGAGGGGCCACGTCAGCCTACCTGCAGGATGCCATCGAGCACGCAGCGAGCATCGGTCGGCGCGACTCGCAGAGCCGCTTCACCTACGGCTACATCCTGCCGAACGTGCCTGTGCAGCTTGGTCGGCTGGCTCAGCTCGGCCTATTGCCGATGGCAACCATCGGCGCGCGGCGCACCCTTGAAGCGGCTGGCTTGGTGGGTCGCGACGCGCTGGACTACGCCACAGAGGCAGTCTTCAACCGCCGGATGCTGGGGACCGGCATTGTCGATGATGCTGGCGTCTACTACAGCCCGAAGGTCATCGAGGACCTGGCGCGCAGCTACGGTGTTGGCACGAGCGCTGTCGAGGCAGAGCGGGTCGGCTCGCTGGGGCGCGATCTGCTGCGGGAGGCGCAAGCTGCAGCTGCGAAGCACCCACGGCTGGCGAGCGTGCTCGAGACCGCGAACCCCCTCGATCGCGGGCTCTTCTTGCGGTTCGCTGAGGCGCTTGAGCTCAACTTCCGGCGCAGCGTCTTCGAACTCGCGTTGGCGGCGGGCCGCCCTCCAGCTGAGGCTGCCGACCTGGCGAAGCGGTCGCAGCTCGACTTCGATGCGACGCCGGAGTTCGTGCGCAACCAAGCAGCGCGCTGGCTCGGCGAGAGCGCGTGGCTCTACGCTGCGACCACGCAGGCCCTCGGCACCGTGGCAGCGCAGCCGAGGCTGGCTGTGGCCACGCTGCAGGCTGCTCGGGCCAAGGCCGAGGCTCAGGACCCCTACAGCTTGCACGGAGACAAGGCTCTGACGTCGCTCGGCATCATCGAGGCCGACGGCGACGCGTACTACCTGCCCAGCGTGCCCGCCTTCAAGCCGCTCGAGGCTGCGATCGGCGCTGCTCGGCGCGCTGACCTCATCGTGCGGGACATCCGCGCGGCCTACGGGCAAGGGGATGCAGTTGACGCTGGCATCGTGGCGCTCGAGCAGGGCGCTGGATCGGTGGCCAACGTCGCAGCTGCCCTCATGGCGCCCGAGGTGCTTGAGGCCTGGGAGCGCTACGACGAAGGTGCCGCCTACGTCACAGCGGGCATCCCGACCGCTGAGCCGCTCAGCGACGAGAAGGCCTTCTGGGCGCTGGCGATGAACGCTCACGTGAAGGACCCCTCGAGGCTTCCGGGAGGGGAGTGGGAGGACTTCCTACGCGTGTACCAGCCTGAGCTCGTGCTCCCTCCGGCGGACCTGGCAGACAAGCAGGATGCGCGCTTGTGGACCGGTGTGCCTCCGGAGGGCCTGCCGCACCTGCGGATGGGTACGACTCCGGAGGGGCGAGAGCTCTGGATGAGCTTCAAGCCGTCCGCTGTCGGCCTCAAGCGGCTCAGCGTTCTGCGGGCACTGACTCCGGACAACCTCGAGCAGGCTCTGCAGCTCTACAGCGCGTTCAACGTCGACAGCTTCCGCGCTCGCGACATCCGTGCCTCGGCGCCGCCTTTCGACATCCGTCCGGAGCCTGTGCTGGCGCCGACCTTGCCGCAGGCTGCCGCTGAGCTCGTGCTGCCACGCGTTACAGTGTCTCCAGCGGAGGGGCGTCGCAGGCAAGCTGAAGCTGTCAAGGCCGTCCGAGAGAACGTGAAGTAGCCGCCCGAGCACGAGGGGGAACCATGCCGACACGGATCACCAACTTCCTGCACGTCAGCCAGACCACTGGGACGACTGCGCTCACCAACGCGTTCGGGACTGCCCGCACGCATGACCTGGCTGCCTTCAGGCCGGTCTTCACCCAGGCACCGTTCTGGGTCGGCATCCTGGACACAGTGAACCTGCACGTCCATGCCATCGCTGGTGGCTGCACGAAGCTCACAGTGCGAGTGACCAGCGACGCTGCGGGCAACGAGAGCATCGTCCCTGACACTGAGGCGACCATCGCCACCGGCATCAGCACGGCGACGACTGGCAGCGTCGTCTTCTCGGCTGGCGTCGGCATGAGCAACTTGAACCCAACGCAGACGGACGCGCTGGTCTACGTGTGGGTCAAGACCGACGCAGGCACGGCCAACCTCAAAGAGTCCACCCTGACTTGGCGGGAGTGAGCCATGCCCATCGTCCCCATCTTCGGCGGCGGCGGGTCTACCCCGGCACCGCCCCTCGCCTGGGCGGCGCCCGCAACGGTCTCGCGTCCGCTCGGCAGCACGACTGCCACCATCAACTGGGCAGCCGCCACGGGAGGCACGGCGCCCTACACCTATGCCACCCCAGGCGTGGCCTTCGACTCGCAGGCCGGCAGCACGACCGCGCTGTACTCGACCACCAGCCTCACCACCGATGTGACCGGCCTCGTGAACGGGCAGGTCATCGTGCTGTCTCGGGACGTGGTTGACGCCACCGGGGCCACCCTTCAGGTGCAGGCCGTGGTGACCGTCTCGGCGGGCACGGCGACGCTGACCTTCGGCTCTGCACCGGCTGATCAGGCGCTCGCGAGCGACGCCACCTCCGTCCTGCTCGGCACGTGGGGTGCCGCCTCGGGAGGCACTGGCCCCTACACCTACGCGGTCACGGACGTGTCGGGCGCGACGACCACGCTGTCTGGCTCCGGCGTCGGCCCGTGGGCCGCCCTTGGCTTCTCGCCCGGGCGCACCTACGTCTACCTGATGACGGCGACCGACAGCCTGGGGGCCAAGGGCTACTCGTACATCACCATCACCGTTGCTGCCTCAGCCACGCTCGGTGAGTACGTGGTCGAGGACGAGGTGGACTTCACGGACGCCGACTGGACCGCGTTCTCGACCACCTCGACGACTGCGAGCACCACGGCGTGGTACGCGACGCTGTACGGTGCCGACGGGGTCACGCCCCGCTGCTACCTATACAACAACGTGACGGACGCCCGCACCATCACGCTGAACCCCTCGAGCACGGGCTTGCAGCTGGTCAACGGCTCGACGGCCACCCAGCCCACCATCGGTGTCTGGCCTGCCGGTTGGGACGCGATGCGCGGAGGCGCGCGCCGAGACGTGTGGATGGTCGAGGCGGTCTACGAGGGAGAGGAGCCTGCGGGCACCGCAGCCTTCGTGCATATGTGCGGCATCAGCACGAACGGCACGACGATGGCCACGTCACCGGGCACGGGCATCCGCGTCACTGAGTCCAGCTCCAACGTCATCATCATGCGGGCGTTCAGCTACATCTCCGGGTTCACGACTTCGACGATCCAGACCATCACGGGCGGACCACGCAACTACAAGGTGGCGGTGCAGCTGACGGTCGCAGACAGCCGCAGGCACGACATCTATGCGAACGTCGGCTCGACCGACTTCTGCACACCTGAGACCGGGCTGCGCGTTCGGGTGCAGGCGACGTCCACGTCGATGACTGCGGTCAACGCGGACGTTGCGAGCGACGGCTTCCCATGGTTTGACCTGGGCATCCAGAACCGGACGAAGTTCTGGCTGTACCACGATGGCGCGGCAACTACCGGCTCGTTCCTCCGCCTCAAGAAGCTGCGGCTGCTTCGCTTGCCGCTCGGGAGTCGATGATGTCTGCCACGACCGCGACCTATGAGTGGACGGTGCCGGATGCTGAGACCGGCACGCCCATCGTGTCCTTCAATGTGCGCTTCGAGAAGGTTGAGCTCGAACGTCTTCTCGCAGCGTACGACCCCAACAGCGGCACGTCTCCCGGTGTCGCCGATGCGCGACCGGTGCTGCGTGCCATCCTCAATGCGTCCCCTGCCCTGCAAGTGGAGGTGCCCAGTGATGGCTCAGGTTGACCCCTCGACCCTCTCCTCACTGGTGCCTCTGCTTGCAGGCCCTGGCGCCGCGGTCATCGTGCTGGTGCTCGTGCTCTGGGGGCTCTACACCCTGGCGGTGTCGCACCTGATGCCGCTGGTCGGCGCCATTGGCAAACGGCACCTCGACCAGATCGATTCGTTGATCGCGAACCAGAAGGCCGAGAGCATCGCCATCACCAAGACGCTTGCGAGTATCGACCGTCGTTTGGCGCGACTTGAGGGCCTGACCGACGCCGGAGCCTTCATCCCGAACGCCGGCGCGCAGTCGCCGGACCGGAGCACCTGATGCCGCTGAAGGAGGGGAGGAGCCGCAAGGCCATCGAAGCGAACATCCGCAAGCTGATCGACGAGAAGTACCCACCGAAGCAGGCGGTCGCGATCGCCTACGACAAGGCTGGCAAGACCAAGAAGGCTGGTGGCAAGTGAGCTCGGTGCGCCGGATCAAGCAGGGCGAACCCGGCTACGGGCGCAAGAAGTTCGTTGCGACTGGGACCTACGAGGGCAAGCAGTACACCGTTCGCTTCGGCGATCCGGACATGGAGATCAAGCGGGACGACCCGGATCGACGTGCGAACTTCCGCGCTCGACACGGCTGCGACGACCCTGGGGCGCCGAACAAGGCGCGGTACTGGAGCTGCAAGATGTGGAGCAGCAGGCCGGTGAGTGAGGTGGTGAAGTGACCGACGACCCGCCACGCCTGGGTGAGTTCTTCACCCTCGCAGAGCTGATGGTGACCAGCACTGGCCTTCCGAACGTACCCGACGCGCGGGCCCGGGCGAACCTACAGGTGCTGGTGGAGACCGCGCTGGACCCGCTGCGGCGCCATCTCGGCAGGCCGGTGCGGGTGCGCTCCGGCTTCCGCTCGTTGCAGGTCAACCGGGCCGTCGGCGGCTCGGCGAAGTCGGCTCACATGAGCGGAGAAGCCGCCGACGTCAAGGCTGACGGGCTCAGCTCCCTCGACCTGCTCGAGGCGATCCTCGCGTCCGGCATCGACTTCGACCAGGTCATCGCGTACCACGCCGGCCGCGGCGGCCACGTCCACATCGGCATCAAGGCTGGGGCGCAGGCCCGGCATCGACGTCAGCTTCTGCTCGCACCGCTGAGCGGCGGCTACGTCCCCTATGTGGCTGGTGGTCCTGCGCCCTGGTAGGCTGCGCTGGGGACGGTCGCGTTTCCCTTGGCGGGGTGGCCCGGCCGCTTGGGCCGGCTGAGGGTGGTCCTCGGCCGGCTCTCGCATTACGTGGCGTCGTCGCTGCGGTTTCCGGGGGCCTCGCACCCGGCTGCGACAAGGCCGGCAAGGGGTGTTCCCTTGCCGGTCGTTCGTTTCCGGGTAGGTGCGCCATGGTTCGGAGCGCCGGGGCGCATCACGCGGACGATGTCCCGGCGCTCCGCCAGCAGGCGGTGGTCGAGGAATGGGTCCCCGGCCGCCGCCTGTCTACTTCGCCGCGTGCAGCTGCTTGAGCGAGCGCACCGCCAGCCGCTCGACCAGCTCGAGAGCCCGGTCCCGCTCCCACTTCGTGGCCTGGTCGTCTGCGTGCAGGTAGACCAGCAGGTCTAGGGCCTCCTGCAGAGCACCGTAGGTGGCGAGAGGCCAGCCCCGTGGCAGCAGCTCCGGGTACTTGTCGAGGCCGTACTCGGCGCGGGCTCTGAGGCACGCCACAAGGCACGGAGGCAGGCCCTGCACAGCCTTGTCGACCGCTGGCCCGCCGTCGCCCCAGCCTGGCCCCAGCGGCGTCCTGGCGGCCTGCACGAGAGGCGCGAAGTCCGCCTCGTGCACAGTGAACAGGTAGACGGCCGGGCGGGTCATGCGGCCGCCCGGAGGCGCTTGGCCTCGAGCAGGTTGCGAGCCCGCGCCAGCGTGGCGTAGAGCTGCGCAGCGTCAGCGGTCGACGTGCGCTCGACCCCCGCAGCGAGCTGCTCGAGGCGGTGGACCACCACTGCGAGCGGCCCGCCGTCGGGCCAGTCCGCGTCGTCCTGCTGGTCGTAGGCCTCGAGGAACCGAGGAGGCAGCGCCGCCCGCAGGGCGATGGCCTGCTGGACCTCGCGACCGCCCAGGGCACTGGGCCGCACCGACCCCTCCAGCACGCAGCGGATGGCCCACTGGATGCCGGCGGGCGGGCCGTCGACCCGGGGGGCCACCTCGAGCCCGGACCACAGCTGCGGGCGGTCGCACTGCACCCGCCAGACGGTGTTCGGCGCGCAGCGCTCCCACGGGAGGTTCTTGCCGCGAAGGGGCAGCGAATCGGCCAAGGCCGGCACCGTGCGGTCCACGCGCCAGGCCTGGGCGCCCTTCTGCAGGTACAGCTTCGCGACCTTGCCCGAGGGCGTGAGGTGCACGAACGCGACCCAGCCCCGGCCATGGTCGGCCTGCAGCTGATCGAGGACGCTGACGCTACGGGGCTTCATCGTTCACCCCGACCGCAGTCGCGACCTGCAGCTCACCCCGGCCCGGCCATTCGCCAGTGGTCGTGCACTTGAGGAGCTTCTCAAGCAGGTCCCAGTGCTCGTTCCGGGCGTCGGCCTTCGTGGCGTTGTCCCACTCGATCGCCGTGCAGTCCCACGGGGCCTTGTCCTCGGCCACGATGGTGAACCACCGCACCGGGGTCGTCGGCCGCACCTGGTACAGGTCGAGGGCCAGGAGCGTGTAGTGGGCGAGCTGCAGCAGCCAGCCATGCCGACGCGCCGCCCAGGCGATCAGCGGTGCCGACGTGTCCCCGAACGTCTTGAGGTCAGCGAGGATGAGGCCGTGGTCCTCACTGTAGTGGACGATGTCCGGCTTGCCCTTCATGCCCAGCGTGTGGTCACCGACGGGCTGCTGCCAGAACCAGGTCGCCTCGGTCAGCGTGCCCTTGCTGGCGAGCAGCCAGCGCAGCACCCCGTTGTGGTTGTAGGCGGCGGCGATGTTCTGAGCCAGGGCGGCCTCCGACACCGTCAGGATGTTCTTGCCCTTGTTCTGCTCGAGGAAGGCGGCATACTCCTTGTTGCGCACGTCACGCCGGCCGTCCCAGACCGCGCTGTGCTCGTGCGCGGTCATCGGCTCAAGCACGAGCGCGTGGATGTGGCGGAGCATCGCGTAGTCCTGGCCGCTGTCCTCGGGGTGGTCGACCGCGTGCTTGTAGTGCAGCGGGCTCTTGCGCATGTGCTTGAGCGTGCTGTGGTTCACGCCGCGCGCCGCGCGATAGTCGGCCTCAGACATGAAGAGGTTAGAAGGGGCAGTGTTGCGCATACTTTGCTCCGTTACGTAGGTTGGTGGCGACCGCGAGGGCCAACGCGGCCCACGCGTGTGAGGTGACCCCGTACAGCGGGCCCGGCGCGCGGCGCGTGCCGACGGCCCCTGCCTTGCTCGTGCCGTGCAGGTCGATGAGTGTGGCGCGCACGAGCGCGTCCTTGGCGCCCCGCGCTGAGATACCGAGCGTGGCCAGGACCTCGCGACGGTAGAGCAGCTCGAGCGGAGTGCGTGTGCTGTCGCACCACTCCATCACCCTGCCGACCACCTCGGTGGTCCTGACCACGTCCCCACTTGGCGGGCCGGCCTGGGTGCGCTCGCACACAACCCTGGCTCCGCTCGGCAGGTACCCGAACATGGCGTGGCGCACGTCAGGCCAGGTCAGCTCGGCATGCGCGCGGGTGACCCTCTGTGCGTCAGTGTCGTAGGCCACCAGCCCGCAGGTCGCCGGGCCGGGGTCGATGGCCAGGAGCATCACTGCTCACCTCGAGCGACCCACGGCTGCGGGTCCTCGGCGGGCTTCCACTGGCCCAGGTTCAGGCCATCGTCCGGAACCTCGACCAGCGGCTGCGACGTCATCGGAGTGTGGGTCACGACGGCGACCGATCCGTGCATGAACCGCAGCTGCAGGCTGTTCCCATGCCGGAACACGCCGCGCCCGATGGGGCGCGCCCACACACTCGGCTGGCGGCTCCAGCGCGTGCCGGTGTAGAGCCGCAGGAAGTCCTGGTAGGTCAGGTGGAACGTCGAGCCCTTGCCGGTCACATCGACAGACACCGGCACGACCTTCGCCTCATCGAGGACCTGGCTAAACCGGTGCGCCCAGTGCAGCTCGCTCGTGATCGTCATGCCTCACCTCCCTTGCGGCTGCGCCGGACCTTGGCGCCCAGGCCCACCTTGGCGGCGTGCTCGTCGATGGCGTCCATCACAGCCTGCGGATCGAGGGGGCTGGCCTGCTCGGCCTCTAGCTGCGCGGCGGCCTCTGCCTGGGCGCGCTCTTCCGCGAACCGCTGCAGCACCTCGGCCCCCTTGCCCTTCAGCCAGGCCAACATCTGCTGCTGCTGGTGGACCTGCAGCTCGGACGGCGCGCCCTTGCCGTGCCATGCGCAGTAGGCGCGCAGCAGGCCGTAGTCGACGGGCGCGATGGCCTCGGCAAGCTGCTCGTCGGTGAGCTGCGCCTGCTCGACCGGCGCCGGCGCCGGCGCTGCAGTGAAGCGCACCGGCGCGGGGCGAGCGGGCGCCTGCGGCTGCTGCGGAGCGACGTCGGAGGCACCGTTACCGTCGTCGTCGCTCTGGATCACGCCGCAGATCGAGGCCAGGGTGTAGCGGCGCAGGTACGAGATCGCCGAGCCGACCGCGTGCGCGTCTTTCTTGCCAGCGACCGGCATCGAACACGCCGAGCGCATCCACTGGCCAGACTCGTGCGTGATGAGAGTGGTCATGTGGACCACGTCTTCGCTGAGCACAGGGTGCTGGAGCACGCAGAGGCCCGCCGCGTTGTAGGCGGGCAGGATCGCCTCGAGCACCGAGGCCAACGACGTATACTTGGTGCGGAAGGCCGGGTTGTTCGCGTCCCTGAAGGCGCGGCCCATCATGCCCTGGGCTCGCGCGAGGGCGCTGAAGAGCTCGGCGCACTGCTCACTGGTGGTGACGGACGTCATGAGCGGTTCTCCTTGAGCTCGGCGAGCTCAGCTTCATGAACCAGCTGCGCGAAGAGCGCAGCCAGGGAGCGCAGCCCGCGGCGGGCGCGCATGCGCTCCGCCACCTGGCGAGTCGCTTCGTTGATCTTGATGTTGGTCGAGACGGTGCGAGTCGCCTCGTCGATCTTGACGGTCATTGGCCTCTCCTGCCGCAGTGAGTGAGACCCTGCCGGTGCGGCTGGCCGGCGGGCCAGGGTTGCGCCCTTTGCGCCTCATGATGCTAACGGAGCGTGTGCCGCATAGCAAGCGGTCGCGCCAAACTTTCTCACCAAGGACCGACAACATGCTTGATGCCGTCACTCTCGCCAAGGCCGCCCGCCCGCACGTCGTGCGTCTGCGGCGTGCCTGCCCCCTCGAGGACCTGGTCTGGCAGGCAGGCCTCCTGATCGAGCAGCGGCGCCGAGAGCGGCCCGAGCTGCAGCACCTGCCCGCCGCAGATCAGCGTGCGCTGTGGGCAGCGTGGGCGGATGACCTGGCAGTGCAGGTCGCGAGCCGAGCGGCCGCTATGTGAGGCCCTTGCAGGCGCCAGCCGCTGCAGGTAGGCTCGGCTCGGGCCACGAGTGCCCTCGGCTGTCCTCCTGTCCACGCGCGACTCAGCCCGCGCACCCCGCCCGCCGGCCCGGCTGATCCCCGGTCACCGGCGGGCGGTCGGACAGAGGGCGCTGACTCCCGGACAGGAGCCAACGATGACCGACGACGACGCCCCGAGCAGGGGCCGCACGCGCACGTCTGCGCGCCAACAAGCCGCCCCCCTCGGCGAGGGCTGGGACCCGATCGAGCGATGCGACTGGGAGGCAGTGACCACGTCGCTGACCAAGCCATGGCCCCTCGGCGCCCAGCGGCACGACCTGCGGTACTGGGCCAGCCGACAGCGGGCCCACAAGGGCGACCGGCCCGGCTACCGAGCTCTCGCTGAGCGATGGGGCGTCACCGAGAAGAGCGCACGAGTCGTGTGCGCCGACGTGATGTGGTGGTCCGACCCACGCTTTGGCGATGAGCACCCTACAAGGGCGCACCAAGGGCGCACTGAGGGCGCACCAAGGGCGCACGAAGGGCGCACGAAGGGCGCACCCGACCACGCTGCGGACGTCGTTGTCAACGTAAAAGGGCGCACTGAGGGCGCACCAAGGGCGCACGAAGGGCGCACGAAGGGCGCACCAAGGGCCCCTAAAGAAGACAGAGACAGAGACACGAACAGCCACACCGACAGAGAAGCAAACACGTCGGCTCCGCCTCCTGAGAGCGCCGAGAAGCGGAGGCCGAGCGCAGCAGAGCGCGCGACCGCAGAGGCGGAGGACCTGCTGCGCCGGCTCGACGCCATGCGCCTGCAGCGGCACCCGACCGGCCGCCCGCTGAGCGTGCAGACGTGGCTCCCGAAGCTGCGGGCGGCGCTCAAGCGGCAGAGCGCGCAGGAGGTCATCGACGGCTGGACGTGGGTGCTGCGCTCACCCGAGGCCGCCTGGCACCGCGGCGAGGAGCGGGGCGGCACCGACCGCACGCGGGACCTCGCGCTGGTGCTCGCCCACCCCGAGTACGCGGCGCGCCGGACGTGGCGCGGGCTGGAGGCGGCACACGAGCACGACATCGAGGCGCGCCCGGCGGAGTCGCTGCCCGAGCGGGTCTGGCCGCTGACGCCGTACCAGATCGCCGCCGCAGAGAGGGAGCGCCGAGAGGAGCAGGAGAACGAAGCGCTCCGGCGCCAGTTCGCAGAGGAGTCGCAGCGACGACGGGCGGCGCTGGGCATCGATGAAGACGACGGCGACGACATCCCCTTTTAGGGCGAGGAGGCAGCATGGACCGTGTAGACGTGGCGATGTCCGAGACGTGGGTACGCGTGGTGCAGCTGCACCTCGGGACCGCCTACGAGGCAGCCGACCCAGCAGCGGCCGCGCAGATCGAGGAGAAGCTGCAGGAGGCCGAGCGCAAGCGCAAGACCGGCAGCCTGGACAGGGTCAACTTCGTCCGGTGGGCCTGCAGTCGTGTGCCCTGGCTGGCCCGGCAGCTCGGCGACGTGCCTCCGCCGCCCAGGCGCGAATGGGCGCCGCCGCCGCCGGTTCCGGCGCCGACTCCAGCGCACGCTGCGGTCGCTGCACGAATCGTTAGAAGCGGTTGACGCACCGGACGCACAAGGCTACTGGTAAGCGGGACTGATGAGTTCCAGGAGGACAGGATGATCGACAAGATGCGAGTCGAAGAGCTGTTGAGCGTGGGCGTTCTCGCCGTTGGCTTCGTGCTGCACGCCGCATGGGGGGCCTGGGTCGACTTCGACGAGGCGTGCAGGAGAGCAGCTGAGGTCGAGGTCGACCGCTTCGAGCAGTCGGCTCGAGGCGCTGGTCGCGACCGAGCGCAGGCCGCTGTGCTGTACGAGCTCGGGCGCGCCGGTGGCTGCGCTCCGAGCTCGACCTGGTCGAGCGCGCTGCGCTGCGGAGGTGAGTGATGGATGACCTGAAGCCCTGCCCCTTCTGCGGCAACGACGAGATCAAGGTCGATCGCATAGACGGCCACATGTGTGCATGGTGTACCAACTGCACGGCACAGGGACCGACGTCGCACTTCGGGCCTGATGGGACGGCACAAGGTGCATGGAACGACGTGCGCTGTGGTGAAGAGAACGCGGCGATGGCTGCAGAGCAGCGCGCCGAGGCCGCGGAGGCGGAGGCCGAGCGCCTGCGCAGCGCCATCTCCGAGACCCTGCGGCTCGCCGACATCTACGCCGGTGTCGCGTCGCACAACGCTGAGGCGGAGCCAGAGACCGCCGGGGAGGCTTGGCGGTCGCCGTACATGGCGACGATGCGGGAGCTGCGGCGCGCCATCGGGGGTGCGGCATGAGCGCTGCCGTCGCCATGAGCGTCGTCATGGACGGCCTCTACATCGAAACCGCCGATGAAGTGCGGACCCTGCGACTGACTCCGGTCGGGCTGCAGGACCTTGCCGACGTGGTGGCTGCCGCGCTGGCGCAGGCCCGCGCCGACCGCGCCCTGCTAGCCGGCCTGTGGCTCGGCGCGGTGCCCCACGACGTGCTGCCGACGCTACTCCCGACCGACCAGGGCGACCGCGACCGGCTCGCCGCCGCGCTCGACGCGGCGGACCGGCAGACCGGCGCCGAGGCGCGCACCGCTGCGGGGCGCGCCGTCATCGCGCGGATCGTCGCGGAGATGGGCGGGGGGGCGGCATGAGCGCCGCCGACACCGCTGAGGCCGTGTTCTACCGCGCCGTCGCCGCCGCAGACGCCGCGCACGCTGCCCACGGTGCCGCCCTGCGCGCGGTGTACGAGGCTGCCCGCGCCGAGGGCGAGGCGACCGGCTACCGGCGCGCGATTGACGAGGCGTGCGCACTTCTCGACGAGGAGCAGTTTCGCGCATGGGCGACCTCAGTCTCGCCGCGGCTCGACGGGTTTGCGGACGGTGTGCGCCATGCGATGTTTGAGGTGCGCAACCTTGCCCTGGTCGAACCGGTAAGCCCCGCTGATGGGTTGCGCATGACCCGCCGCGCTCGGCACGAGACCTGACGCACGAACGCCCCCCCGGACCATCCGGGAGGGCGCTGTTGGTAGCGCGTTAGGCCCCGCCCAAGCCTAACGCGCTGCAGCGGCGACGGCTATGCCGAGGCTATGCTATGGGTGCGCCCTGCGCGCTCCGAGGGACAGACGAGCCAGCGCAGAGGCAGCGGTCAGGTACGCACAGGCAGCACCCTTGCGAGGATTGCCGATGACGACGCATAGGCCGAACAATCGGCGCCCAGAGGGCAGAGACGCTGAGTGCTGGGAGGAGCTGACACCGGCCCAGCAGCGCGCCGCAGCGTGGATGGTCGACAACGGCCGCGACCACAAGGCCCTGATCCGTGAGGGGATCGCGCTCTCACCGACCGTCTACGGCAAGTGGGGCCTGGACAACCTCTACCAGTGGGCTGCCTGGTACAAGGACCAGCTGCCGGCGCCGCCCCCCGACCCTGTCGCGTTGATCGAGCAGGCCCTGCCTGGGCTCACCGAGCAGGCTCTGCTGCTGCTGAAGAGCACGCTCGAGAAGGGCAAGGGCGATGCGACCGCGCTCCGGGCTGCACAGTGGACGCTCGAGAAGGCCTACGAGCTGGCCAAGGCGCAGCCTCGGACGGACGGCCAGCAGGCAGCGATGGCCGAGCTCGAGGCTGTGCTCCGTGTGGTGAGCTGATGGTCGCGACGTTCGTGCCTGGTGCAGTCCCGATCCCTCACCGCCCCGCAGTGGCCACGCTGGTCGGTGATGTCGACAGGTTCGCGCGCCTGCACAGGGTGCAGGACAAGGACAGCAAGCAGCTCGTGCCGTTCACGCCGCTGCCCATGCAGACCAAGATCTTCGAGGCTGTGAAGGCTGGGCACCGGCGCATCCTCATCCTGAAGGCGCGGCAGGTCGCAGCGACGACCGGCGCGAAGATGGTCATGCACTGGAAGGCCTACACGACGGCCAACGCGGCGATGCACGCAGTCATCTCGATGCGGGACGACAGCGCGACCATGCTGCTGGACGACAACCGGCGCTGGCTCGACCAGCTCCCGCAGCTGTTGACCAGGCCGGTCGAGGTGCGCGCACGAGCTCGGCTCGTGTACGGCGACACCGGCGCCAGCCTGCAGGCGTTCACCAGCCGCTCTCAGACCGGCCTGCGCTCGTTCACGCCAGCCGCTGCGCTGATCTCCGAGGCTGCCTACGCCCCGGACCTGGAAGAGGTCCTGGCCCAGGTGGACGCTGCTGTAGGGGATGGCCTCCTGATCGTCGAGAGCACAGCCAACAACCCAGCCGACTTCTACAGCTCGCTGGTGCGCGGCGCGCCCGAGAACGGCTGGACCCTGCTGACGATGTTCTGGCACGAGCACCCTGCCTACTGCGACGCACCCTCGCTCGTGCCGCACGACTTTGAGGCGAGCCTGACGGACACCGAGAAGGCGCAGCGCGAGGCGTACAGCCTGAGCCTGGGCCAGCTGCACTGGCGCCGGCGCACCTGCGCTCGGCTGGGCAGCGAGCACAAGTTCAGACGGGAGTACCCTGCGTCCATCGATGACTGCTTCCTCGAGCGCGAGGGGGGCTACTACGGCGACGAGCTTCTGGCGCAGGTCAACGTGCTCGAGCACGCACTGCACGGAGAGCACGTCGGTCGCGAGATCGAGAAGCCGCATCCGCACGACCGGTACGTCATGGGTGTGGACGTCGGCGGAGGCGTGGGGGGCGACTACAGCGCGCTGTGCGTCGTCTCGGTCGCAACGTCGCAGGTCGTGTACACCGAGCGCAACAACAAGATCACGCCAGCAGCCTGGGCCCATCGCGTGATCCAGGTCGCGACCAGGTACAACCAGGCCCTCGTGCTGGCCGAGAGCAACAACCATGGGCATGCGCTACTGCTCGAGCTCCAGGCCTGCGGCTACAACGCACAGTGGCGCGACCCTCGCACGGGCAAGCCGTGGGTGACGACCCTGCAGAGCAAGCTCGACGCGTTCGACACGCTGCGGGAGTCGTTGAGCCTCGTGAAGATGCTCGACCGACCGACGTGGCTCGAGCTGCGCAGCCTCACGATCCCTCCAGGCAAGGTCGCGCCCGAGGCTCCGAAGGGCGCGCACGACGACGCTGCGATGGCCATGGCCCTGGCCTACCGGTGCCTGCGTGATGTGCCATCGTCGTGGCGGACGAGTGCGCTACAGTCGGGCCGCACGCGGATAGACGACCTGCTCGCAGCTTCCCGCGCTCGGCGCATCCGATCCGCTGCTCTGCCCTTCTGAGGTCCCGATGCTCACTCCTGCCCGCGTCAGCGACATCGTCGCTCAGCACGACCTGTACTGGACCAACCGGCGCGAAGAGATGCGGGAGCTGCGGCGCCTGTACATGACCGACTTCTGGGCCAAGGAAGAGGGCATGGTCGAGGGCATGCTGCGCACCGAGGTGCCCAAGGCTTACGCGGTGGTCGAGAGCTACCTTGGCTCGCTCTATGCCAAGAATCCGGCTGTCTTCGTGCAGCCCGATGTGCGCGCGCGGGGCAACGCAGACGTCGCCGAAGCAACCGCGAACCTGTACCTGCTCGGCGTGCGGGAGCAGCTCGAGGACGCGACTCGGTTGGCGTTGATCTACCCGTGCAGCTTCATGAAGCTGAGCCCGGTCGAGAGCGTGGACCCGCTCAAGCGCGTGGCGGCCGCCGCCCTCCCGCCCTGGGAAGTCATCGTCGACGCCACGGCCTGCAGCTGGGACCAACAACGCTACGTGGGTCACGTGTACCTGATGCCGCTCGAGGAGGCAGCGGTGCGCTACGACCGGCCCGAGACCGACTTCTCGCCTCGCGTCTACCAGAAGTGGATCGACTCCAGCTCGTCCATCGGTGGACGAACCATGATCGGCCTCAGCCCGAACGACAGCAGCGTGCCGACGCAGGAGAAGTGGGTACGCGTGGTCGAGATGTACGACCTGCAGGCCGACAAGCTGCTCGTCTGGAGCGAGGACCTGCGCACGCCGGACACGTTCGTCTTCACCGGCGTGAAGGTGCAGATCGGTGCGCTCGAGGCCAGCGCCGGCGCCGACGAGAAGAAGCCGGAGGCTGAGCTCCAGCACGAGACGACCGGCATCCCGTTCAAAAGCGCCTCCGGGCGGCCGATCGTGCCGATCATCCCGTTGTACTTCTCTCGGGACCCTGACACTCCGCTGCGAGGCTACAGCCTGCTGGCCCGGTCTCGAGACCAGTTCCGGGAGATGAACCTCATCCGGAGCTACCAGGCGCAGGGCGTGCGACGCATGGCGCGGCAGTGGATGGTCCGGGCTGGGTTCCTCTCCGAGGACGCTGCGGCCAAGATCGCTCAGGGCCTCGATGGCGAGATGATCGAGGTCGATCTTCAGCCAGGCCAGCCGCTGGACGGGAACATGACGCCGGTCCCGCAGGCGCCGATCCCTGGCGACATCGCTGCCTACGCGGTCACTGTCGACAACGACATCCGAGACGCTGGCCTCTTGGCCCCGTTCACGCGAGGGGAGGTGACCAAGTCGACAGCGACCGAGCAGCAGCTGCTGGCGGCCTACACCTCGAGCGAGATCGGCCGGATGGCACGCATCCGGGACAGCGTGATCACGAGCATCGCGAGCGTTTACAACGTCATGCTGTCGGTCGTGCTCGGCGACGAGGCCGAACCGCTGGCGCTGCCCAACCCGGTCGGGCCCACCAACCTGAGCGCCGACGACCTGACTGGCGACTTCAGCTACTGGGCGGTCGACGCCGGAACCACGCCGATGTCGGACATGGCCCGCCAGCAGAGCCTCGAGCGCATGGCGCCGCTGCTGTTGTCGCTCGGCGCCCCGCGCGAAGCGGTGCTCTCCGAGCTCGTGCGCGCCTACCAGCTGCCCGAGGCCTTCGCGAAGGCTGTCGAGGCGGCGCAGCCCCCTACCCCCGAAGGGGCGCCCGCCCCGCTTCCGTTCGAAGGAGTCTGAGATGCCCCTTGAAGTCATGAGCAAGCTGCCCAGCGAGCTCGGCGCTGCGGCGCGCGACAGCGACGAGATGGTCGGCCTCGAGCTCGCTGCCATGGTCCCCAAGCCGGATCGGCCCTACAGCCCGAAGGTCGTGAAGGCGCTGGCTGAGACGCTGGCCTCGGTGCTGCAGGCCATCGGCATCGAAGGCGTGGAGGTCGAGGAGTACACCGGCCCAGTCGCACAGCTGGAGCCTGACGACGTGCGCTTCCTCGCCATGGTCGCTGCGATGGCTCAGGACTACGGCAAGCCGATCCCGGTGGAGCTCACCGACATCCGAGGGGACAAGGAGCTCACGGTCATCACCGCCCACCTCAAGGGCCTGGCCAACGACCCTCGCTTCAAGGCGTTCCTCGAGGTCGACCAGGAGGCCGCAGAGCCTCTGGCTGAGGAGATGGCCATGGAGCGGAACGGCGAAGTCGAGGTCGAGGGCATGCTCGAAGAGGGCGAAGAGGGCGAAGACGAAGAGGAGGTCGTCCAGGTCAAGAAGCGCGCCAGCCCGGACGCGCTGTTCCGGTCCCGCATGCGCTGAGGTTCACGATGGCCTTCTTCCGCACACTCACAAGCGCTGTCGGTGGCCTGGCGAAGAAGGCTGCCGAGTCGGCGCTGGTCAACACAGTCGCCGAGGCGCTGGGCTTCAGCGGCGCGAACCAGCGGCGCGTTGTGCCCACGAACTTCACGGTCCTCCGGCAGGAGGGCGTGGGTGGCACGGTTTCGGCGATGGTTGGCCTCGAAGAGGCCATCGACCAGATGTTGCCGGTGCGCTTCCAGTACACCGACTTGTGGGTGCGCCGCGATGGGTCCGTCATCGGGATCAAGGGCCTGCGTGTGGGCAACCCGCACGCGCTCTTCTACGGCCCGAACGGACTGCCCTACCTGCACATGTACATCGACCCGCAGAGCGCCAGCCAGAGCAACACGCTCCGCCGGCGCGCCGATGCCACGCCGAGCGAGCGCCGGAATGGCGAGATGCCTGGCTGGCGCACGTTCATCGTGGGTCGCATCCGTGACCTCGAGGTCCTTGAGCCGAAGGACGCGTTCGGGCGCCGCAAGCGGTTCAAGATCGCGCCTGGCTTCAACAAAGGCTTCTACGACAGCTACGTGCTGCGTGCTGGCGATGTCAGCAGGCGGCGCGCGACCTGGGCTCAAGACTGAGCACCACCACCCAACCATGGAAGTCCACGTGACCACTCCGACCGCTCCCACCGCAAGCGCATCGAGCCAACCCTCAACCGCTCAGGCTGTCCTCGACCAGGCGAACGCGCTGCATCCCGAGGCTGCGGCCTCGGCGCCCGAGGTTGAGGCCGCAGAAGTCGAGGTCGAGGTCGAGGCTGAAGGCAAGCCTGAACGGCGTGGCCTGAGCTGGAACGACGCGCTGAAGCAGGTGCCTCCTGACATCCGACAGCTGATGAAGTCGATGCAGGCCGACTACACGAAGAAGACGCAGGAGCTCGCCAGCGAGCGCAAGAACTTCCTCGCTGAGCGCGAAGCGCTGCTCAAGGGGCACGCTGAGCTCAAGGTTCCGGACTCGCTTCCGGAGTACGACCCGTTCAACGAGTCGACCATCGCGGCGCGCATCGAGGCTGAAGTCACGAAGCGGCTGCAGGCTGTGCTCGAGCCGATGAAGCGGGAGTACGAACAGGTCAAAGCGGAAGAGACCTACAACAGCTTCCTCGCCGAGCACGCTGACCTCAAGACCGACACCGGCCTGCGCTCCGAGGTGCAGCACTTGCTCGAGAGCAACCCGGCCCTCGACCTGGAGACCGCGTACTGGGCCGCCAAGGGCAAGCAGGCGCGGCAGGCTGCAGCGAGGGCCACCGAGAGCGACAAGGCGCGGCGCAGCGCAGAGCGCGAGGCTGCTCAGCGTGGGACCGGTCTGCCACGCAAGGGCGCTGCAGCCGCTGCGCCGGCGGCGCGCGACATCCGCAAGATGTCGTCGGCTGACATCTTCGCCATGGCGCAGTCGTTGCATCGTCGTTGAGCCTGCGCTACCGTTGCTGCGCGCGGACCACCCCTATGCGGAGTCCTGTAGCGGCATCCGGTCACGGACACGCCCCCACAGCCAACTTCCAACTGCAAGGGAGGGCCCATGCCCATCAACCCGTCGATCCTCTCAACCACGCTGCAGCTCCTTCGCGACAAGCTGATCGACAACTCGTTCGTCAGCCACCCGCTCTTCCGGGCGATCGAGCAGGCGGGCAACCTCGTCAAGGTCAACGGCGGCTCGCGCATCGAGCAGCCGGTGATCTTCGGCGACCACAGCCAGATCAGCGTGCTCAGCAACGGCTTCGAGCCGGTCTCGCTCGCCGTGACCGACCCGTTCAACGCGGCCAAGTACGAGTACGCCAACTTCACGCAGCCGATCGTGCTCAGCGCGGTCGAGAAGGCGGCGAACAAGGGCGACTTGGCCGTCGTGAACATCCTCGAGAGCAAGATGAAGAACGTCATGCTCTCGCTCAAGAAGGCCGTCAACGAGCAGGTCATCCGGGGCACCGGCACGATCAACACGCTCCAGACGCTCAACGGCAACGGCACCACGACCGTGGCTGCGAACACGACTGGCTGGCTCGAGGGCGTGACCCGCAACAGCCAGGTCGACGTCGTTGGCGGCCTCGCGAAGACCACGTTCCGCGGTCAGAACTGGTTCAACCAGTTCTTCAACAGCGGCGCCGCCTTCGACCTGAGCCACCTCGACCAGCTCATGATCAACTGCCAGCTGTTCCACCCCGGCGGCAAGTTCCCCGACATCATCCTCATGAGCCCGGCCTGCTACGGCGCGTTCCAGGCGCAGCAGCAGTCGCAGGTCCAGTACATCAACGCGTCCGACCGCGCTTCGCTCGATGCGGACATGGTCGGCATGTGGCGCGGCGCGAAGATCTACGTCGACCCGAACCTGGGCTTCACCGCCAACGCGGGCTCGGCCATGGGCGCGCTGCCTGTCTCGGCCTACGCGCTCAGCTCGGACATGTTCCAGCTGTACGCTGACGTGGACGGCTGGTTCAACCTCAGCGAGATGATGCCGGTCCCTGGCACGGCGACCGAGGCCGCGCAGATCTTCTGCCGCATGCAGCTCGTGACTGGCCACCTCGCCAGCCACGGCGTCCTCATCAACGCGGAGGCCTGATCACCATGGCGACCTCGACCCTCATCCAGTACCTGCCCGCCGGCGAAGCGCCGGACACCTCGAACCGGGGCCAGACCGAGACGTTCATCGCGCGCGAGACCGTTGCCGTTGGCGACTGGGTCGCGTTCGACTACGCGGCGACTGCCTCCGGCGACATCACGCGCGGCATCTTCAAGGCCGACGCGAACTCGAGCCCGGTGCGCACGCCGTTCGGCGTCGTCATCGGCTCGGCGGACCGCGACGCCAGCGGCACGCCGCTGTTCACCGCTGGCAGCCGCATCATCGTTGTGATCAGCGGTGTCGCCATCGCCAGCTGCAGCGACAACGGCGGCGCCGGCAACGCGATCGGCACCCTGCTCCAGATCACCAACACCGCTGGCACCGCTGATGTGGCTTCGGCCGCTTCCGCGCAGCCCGTGTGCGGCATCCTCAGCGAGACCATCGCCCCGGCCGCAGGCACGGTGCTGCGGCGCGTGGTCGTGATCAAGAACTTCTGATCCGCGCTGCTCAGCCCAACCGGGTACACTGGCCCCGTCCGCCCCGCGCGGGCGGGGCTTCGTTGCAGGAGGCAACAGGATGAACCTCGGCGACCTGATCGACTTCTGCGGCAACCTGCTCGACTACGACCCGACGAACGACACCTACCGGTCTCAGCTGGTCACGTTGCTCAACGACGCGCAGACCCGCTGCCTGACTGACAGGCCCTGGGACTTCGCGCAGCGAGACCGCAAGCTGCAGGTCTGGACCGACCTGAACCTGGCTGTCACTGTGACCAACGGATCGGCGACGGTTGGCGGCGGCCCCTTCACCGTGTCGACGTCGGCGGTGCTGCCTGGCTCTGTGCTGGACCGAGCGGTGATCGAGATCACCGACAGCACCGGCGCGACCTACACGCATCGCATCGCCTGGGTCCTGAGCAGCACCCAGCTCTACCTCGACCGCCCCTTCGTCGGAGTGACCGGCGCCTACACTGCTCTCGTCAAGCGTCGCGAGATCTACCTGCCCAGCGACTGCATGCAGGTCCAGAACGTGGGCGACCCGACACAGGGCATCCCGGCGAAGATCATGTTCCTGAGCAAGTTCGAGCGCGAGGACGCGAACTTGTACCCGGACCTGCTCGGGACCATCGAGGCGTACCTGCCGAGCGAGGGGCGGCGCACTCCGGCGCCGCAGACTCCTCGGGGGATCACGACCGTGGCAGCGGTCGCGCAGGGCACGCGCACGATCAACGTCTACATGGTCAACGTCCAGGGGCCGCTGGCCACCAACTTCAAAGTCTACCGCTCTGACGTGAGCGATGGCTGGGAGTCGGCGCTGTCGAAGGTCGCGACGTTCAACCTGAGCGACACCGAGACGCTGCGCTTCCAGCCCGAAGCGGTCGATGACACGACCGGCTTGTACCGTCGGTACTACTTCACCTGTCCAGAAGCGGGCATCCTCGCCCCTGTGCGGGTGCGCAGCGCAGGCGGACAGGGCGTTGCAGCGGCTGGCGTCGACACGGTCAACCCGCAAGGCGGCGTCATCCTGGCCCCTGCGCTGGCTCTCAGCACGCTGCAGGCGCAGACGTTCCAGGCCTTGAGCGTGCGTTACGTCTGGGACCAGGCGGCCGCGTACCAGAGCATCCAGCTCTACCCGCACCCAAGCGCAGATCAGCAGCTCGATGTGCGGATGCTCATCGCTCCGAGTCGGATGCTCGAGGACCAAGACGCACCGCTTGTCCCGGCGGCCTATGCACAGGCCATCGCCTACACAGCACTTGAGGCCTTGACGCTCAAGGTCGACAACGGCGCGCTATCGGCGGTCTACCAGCGCAAGAAGGATCTGATCATCCGTGGGATGGAGCAGGCCTACCTGAAGGCTGTCCCGAGGCGCATCGTGAAGGGAACACCGACGTCAGGCTACCGCTACGTCACGAACCCCTACGGCCCGCTGCGGCTGCTCCCGTGAGGCTCTGATGCAGGTCGATACCGTACAGGCGCCCCTCGCCGCAGGCCTGGTCACGAGGCTGCCGCAGGACCCCTCGAGCGCAGGCCGCATCGAGAACTGGACCATCGACCAAGCCACGGGCGGCTGGTCAAGCCGTGTTGGCTATGAGAGCTTCGTGCCTGCGGCTACCAGCTGGGCGCCCTTCCAAAACTGCGGGCCGGTGTACAGCTTGCACGTTGCGCAGGCCTTGGCCGGTGGAGCTCGACAGCACGTGCTGTTCGAAGAGCAAGGCAACCTGCACCTCCTCTACGACGCTGCAGGGACTCCGGTGCTGCGCACGCTGGCCACCGGTCGACACGTGCCGACCGTCACCGAGGCTGCGAGCTGGTACACCGACACCCCTCACGGGACGGTGATCACCAACGGCTTCGACCGACCAGTCATCGTCAAGCCTTGGCCGCTGGCAGGCATCGTTGACGCTGCGAACACGATCACGCAGTGCATCCGGCCTCTCGGCTTCGACGGCTTGCCCACGGCTGTGACGCCGCGGAATGTCAAGCCGGTGCCTGCCCCACCCTTCCCGCCAAACATCAAGGCCAGCGGGAACGGCGCTGTGACGCTGTGGTGCCCCAGCAACGGCAACGCCATCCCCGCCGGCGGAGTCTGGGGCCTTGGTTTCGCCAACAACACCGCTGGGCAGGACGGAGACAAGGAGTCGAAGTACGGGTACGCGATGTCCTTCGTCACCGACTCAGGCAGCGAAGGCCCGGTCTCGACGCTGAGCTCGGTCGCATGGGCGCTCGATGCCGGCGCCGAGGGCTTCAAGCACGCTGTCGCAGTCACGATCCCGACTGGACCGCGGGGCACCGTCGCGAGGAAGCTCTACCGGACCACCAACTACAGCGACGACTACGACTTTCCCGGCGACACGAGGCTGTACCTGGTCGAGCTGATCCGCAACAACGTCGACACGCTGTACTTCGACGCAGCGCCGACCGCGCTGCTCGGCCAGCCCGCGCCGGACATCGCGACGGGACCGCTGCCTGCACCTCGAGCACGGTTCTCGGCGATCTGGAACGGCGTGCTCTGGCTCGACGGGGGCCTCGAGGACAGCCGCACGCTGTACTACAGCGCCCAGGGCCTCATCGAGCAGTTCGCAGCGGATGCGTTCGTTGAGCTGGCGGCCCAGGGAGGCTCCATCACCGCGCTCTACGCGCACTACACGTCGCTGCTGGTCTTCCGCGAGAACGGAGTCGATGTCGTTCAGGGCGACGCGCAGGCTGGGTTCACCGTCACGACGCTGAGCTCGTCCGTGACCTGCAGAGCCCCGCACTCGCTGGCGACGGTCCCTGGACTTGGCGTGGTCTTCCTCGCGCTCGACGGCGTCTATGCCATCACCGGAGGCCTGCAGGGCGGAGCGACGAACGACCTGGTCAAGCTGACCACGCTGCAGGAGCAGTTCATCGCGCGCATCACGGCAGACGCGTTCCCCAAGGCCGTCGCGACCTGGAGCGCGCAGGACCAGGAGTACACGCTGTTCGTGCCGACGCTCGGCAACGACCGGCCTGACACAGGACTCGTGCTGCACGTCGATCGGCTGCAGGCGGCGCCCGACACCTCTCCGTGGTCGACGCGCAAGGGCTTCCCGGTCGGCGCTGTGAGCACGTTCTTCGGCGGAGCTGTGGTCTTCGGGCACCACACAGGCAACCAGGACAGCGCCCCAGAGAGCGAGCGAGGCCTGTTCGTGGTCAGCGGCAAGCGGGCCCTGGGGCGCGTGCTGGTCAACGACCAACTGGTCAGCGGGCCGACTCCGACCAGCGTGTACCGCTCGGCTTGGTCAGCGTTCGGTGACCCACAGACGCAAAAGCAGGTCAGCTACGTGACTGTGTGGATGCTGACGACGGGCAACCAGAAGATCACCATGCGTCACTACAAGGACTTCAGCCTGCAGGCAGTCGAGGAGCGCACCTACTTCGCGCAGCCTCCTGACGCGTCAGCACTGGCGACGCTCGACAAGAGCGTGCTGGGGCAAGCGGTTTACCGCGACGAGCGTCTGGTCCCGCTGCGCTTCGCTGTCGCTCACCAGGGATGCAGCTGGTTCTGCTTCGAGCTCGAGACGCAGGAGGACCTGATCTTGGTCGGCTGGGAGTACGGCTACACGAGCAAGGGGACGCAGACGGTCATGGGGGTGCGCGCATGAAGCGCTGGACCACCAGGCAGGCCATGGCGCGCAGCGTGGTCGCGCCTGACACGATCAACGACGAGCTCTCTGCCAGCCAGAGCAGCATCACCACGCTGGACCGGTCGCAGCTGCCCGCTGACTGGTGCGACGCTGCGCGCCTCGAGGACTACGCGCTGCACCGCGTGTACCAGGACCCGCTCTACCCGCTGTCTCGAGGTGGCGAGCAGCTCACAGACCAGGACACGAGCGTGCCGAACAACTCCTGGATCAGCAGCACGATCCAGGTCCACCTCGGCGACTGGACCAACATCGGGCCCGCAGTCACGCTCGCCGGGTTCCGGGGTGGGTCGCTGTACATGGAGTACGGTGCGAACACCTACGCCAACAACGTTTTCGCGCGAGGCGTGAACGACGGCTACCCAGGCTCACCGGCCTTCGTGCGGCTGCGCATCTTGGTAAACGGCATCACGCTTGCGGAGCGGCGTGGGAAGGCCTCCCATGGCCGTTGCCGAGTCTTCGGGACGCTGCAGCTTCCGGCTGGCGATCTGACAGTGAACCTGCAGTTCAAGCTCACCGAGGCCAGCGAAGACGCAGCGCTGGTCACGCTCTCGGGCGGACACTTGATGCAGGCTCACATCTACGCGGGGCGCTACCTTGCGGTGGGGAGGTGGCGATGAGCCGCATCACGCGCGCGCCGGTACAAGACGGCGACAACGTCACAGCGCTCAATCTCAACGCTCGCTTCAACGACTACTCGCAGGCTGGCGCGCTCAACGCGTTCAACGTGCGGGATGCAGCGGTCGACCTGCCTCACTTCACGCCAGGGCGCTTCCTGGCGCCGCAGATGGCCTCCGGCGTCATCGGGTTCAGCGACTGGAAGCACGGGGCGTACAACACTGACCTGGCTGTCGCTGGCGTCCAGCCTCCGTTCCTCGTGCGCAACGCGGCAGGCACGGCGACTCCGCTCGCGCTCGGCACTGGCTGGACGCTCGACGGCGACCACGTGCTGCGCGTGTACTGGGACCTGAGCGTGCGACCGGTCTACACCGGCGTCCGTCCCTGGCAGGGCACGATCAGCGACTGGGACATCGGCGCCGGTGCCGTCATCAACGTCAGCACGAACGTCGCGTGCTGGGCCTTCTGGCTGCAGTGGGACACGACGAGCGCAGCTCTGGCCAACTTCGTGAACGTCCCTGGCCAGGGCGACTTCAACACCGCTGACCCGAGCGCCAGCAAGTTCGGCAACACGCTCGCGACGTGCGGCGCGACCAGCACCGTCGCAGCCTTCAACGAGACTGCCTCGGCGCCCAACAACGGCAACATGCCCGGCCGCAACGAGGTCAAGGTCGGCTGGCAGGGGATCAGCGGAGACTGGCATCGAGCAGGCAACCCGATGGCCTCGGTGGTCGTCTACGGACTGCGGGTCGTGTTCACCGGCGTGCTGCACAGCTGGAACCAGGCAGGCCAAGACTGGCTGGTGCGTGATGATGCGCTCAACGCCAAGGCTGCGTGCTCGCTCGACCACAACAGCGGCGCCCTCAACGCGATGCTCATGCGGGTGAAGTGATGGCCTTTTCACCGCCCAACGTCTTCGTCGGGAACACCACGCTCACGAGCGCTGCGCTCGAGGGCAACTTCGAGGCGCTGCGCGTGTACTTGCACAACGGCGTTGTGGTCGGTGACCTCGAGGCCAGCAAGTGGATCCAGACCAGGCACCTGCAGCCTCCCGAGCTGCTGCCCTACCAGGGCCTCCAGCACGGGTTGAGCGGCTACCAGGGCGGCCAGAGCGCCGGCGGCATGGATGTCCGGCTGGCCTTCGCGACCAAGTTCCTGACTGGCCAGGGTCGGACGCAGGCCAACACCTTCGTGGCGCTCCCGAACGCTGCCTTCCAGCTTGACGTGCGCCGCTCGATGAAGCTGCTGTTCCACTACTGGTGGGAGTGGGAGGCCGGGCCCGACGTC